GCTGGTATGGAAGATTACATTTTGGCAGTAGTAACTAAACTGGCTGCCGCAACCTATCAAATGAACATATCTAGCGTTTCTGCACCAGCAATAGTTAACGCAGCTAGTGGCGACTTGCTAGTATCAGAAATTACTGTATCAATCCTAACGAGTTGGAGTTAAAATGGCATATCAAGGATTAACAGAAGAAGAAAAGAACTTTCTGGCCAAGACAGGTCAGATTACACACACACCAGTAGCGGTTAAAAAACCTGCTTACAAAAAAGAAGAGGAGCAAGACTAATGGCCGTATTTTTATCCAATGGTGCGGTAGTTACTCTTAACAGTGTTGACATTTCAGCATATGTAACAGGGGTTACTATTAACCGCAGTTTTGATGAATTAGAAATTACAGCAATGGGCGACACAGCTCACAAGTTTGTTAAAGGACTAGAGGCATCAACAATTACCCTAGACCTACTTAACAATGATGCAGCAAGCGGCACAGGTGCAGTTACTGCAACCTTAGCGGCAGCCTGGGGTACTACAGTGCCACTAGTTATTAAGCGTTCTAACGCAGTAATTAGCACTACAAACCCAGAGTATCAAACTACAGTTTTGGTTAACAATACCCAAGACCTAAATGGTGCTGTTGGCGACATTTCAACACAGAGCATTACATTCACATGTAACTCAGTTATAGTAGTTGACGTAACACCTTAATTAAGGAGAAATAATGGCAAAGCTAAAGATAACAAGGGCTAATGGTGAAGTCACAGAGCACAAGATAACACCAGGTGTCGAGTACGCTTTCGAGTTAAAGTACGGATCAGGTATTAGCAAAGTCCTACGTGAGCATGAACGTCAGACCGAGATTTATTGGTTAGCGCATGAGTGTTTACGTAGGGCTAACGTAACTGTACCTGTATTTGGTATCGAGTTTATAGACAGCTTAGATACTGTAGAGGTATTAGACGAAGAAAAAAAATAGCGCAGCGGGATTCAACACTTTATACGATAGCCAGCCTATCTGTTGAACTAGGGATTCCGCCTAGCGAGTTTATCAATATGGATGCTGAAATGCTTAGGGCAATTATCCAGGTACTTTCAGATAAAGCTAAGGAGATCAAAAATGCCAGTAGAAATCGTAGGCGTTAAAGATGTCATTAATGGCTTAACCTTTATTGATGAAGACATGTACAGACGTGTTAAAGCAGCCGTAGAACCCGTTATGAAGGGTGTAGAGGCTAAGGCTAAAGGATTTGTAGTGGGCAATAATGAGGTGCTATCAGGCTGGTCTAAACCAATATCATCTACTGTCGATTATCGCCCATTCCCTAAATATGATGCAGCTACTGTCCGAGGTGGTATTGGATTCAAAGAGGGTCAAAATCGCAGATTTAGTAATGGCTATACAGTTGAAAGTTATGTTTACAATATAAGCGCCGCAGGTCGTATCTATGAAACCGCAGGTAGATTGAATCCACAAGGCAGAGCGCCATTCACTTCTGTTGCAGAAGGTGGCGGCACAATGGCATTTAAGCAATCAGGTAGCAGAAAAAGTAGAAGCCGATCTACAGCTGCATATAATTCTAACAACCCGTTTGCTGGGTATCAGTTTGTCACCGATCTACCAACACTTACATCTCAGCCTAAAGTTAAAGGCGCTAGAGGTGGTGGTCGTAAGACTAAAGGTCGTTTGATTTACAAAGCATGGGCGCAAGATAGTGGTGATATTTATGGCGTAATTGTAAAGGCAATCAATTCTACAGTTACACACTTCAATAAGACTACTGAGAAGAAGGTTGCATAATGGCCAATATAGTCGTATCGGCACTCAGCACCTTTAATAACAAAGGCCTTAAAAAAGGTAAGAAAGAAATCAGTGCGTTTGAAAAGCAAGTTAAAAACTTTGGCCGCACCTTTGCCGCAGCATTCTCAGTAACAGCATTAACTAGATTTAGTAGAGAAGCAGTAAAGGCTTTCGCAGCTGACGAGAAGGCCGCTAAAGCATTAGAGATCCAATTAAGAAATACAGGTTATCAATTTAGCGCACCTGGCGTTGAACTATACATAGACAATTTACAAAGAGCCACTGGCGTATTAGATGATGAATTACGCCCAGCATTTCAGCAATTACTAACAGTAACAGGCTCAATTACTAAGAGCCAAGATGCCCTAAATACTGCTATGGATGTATCGGCTGCTACTGGTCGATCATTAACACAAGTTACTACAGCCTTATCACGTGCTTACGCTGGCAATACTACAGGACTAAGCAGATTAGGTGCTGGCTTAGATAAGAACTTATTAAAGGCTGGCAATATGGACGACATTATGGCCGAACTTAATAACAAGTTTTCAGGCCAAGCCGCAGCTAGATTAGATACCTATGCTGGAAAGTTAAGTTTAATATCTGTTGCCGCAGCCAACTCACGTGAGATTATCGGTAAAGGTTTATTAGATGCATTAAGCGCTTTAGGTAAAGATAATAGCATTGCAAGTGTAACTAATAACATGGAAGATTTTGCTACTGCCACTAGCGAGGTATTAGTCGGGTTAGGTAAGGTAGTAGGTAAATTAAAAGAGATTACAAATATCCCAGGTATAGATGGATCATTTTTAAGAAATGTGCCTGGCATTGGCGCAGTGCTAAGAGCTACAGAAGCACTAAGAGGCGCAGGTCGCCAGCAAACAGATAGAGGTGGCCAAGAAAGAACCGCAGGTAGAGTTAATGCTCAACAAAGAAAACAAGAAGAAAGAGCTATTAAAAACTCTGTCGCATTACGCAAGGCAGAGAACGACCTATTAAAGAAAAAAACAGCTGTAGATCAATTAAAAGATAAGTTTGACCTAGAGCGTATAGGCTTAAATGTAGCCTTAAATGAAGCTGTAGATGCAGAAACTAAATTACGCATTAAGGCACAAATAGCGATACTAGACAACAATGAAGCGTTGGCTAAAAAACTATTAGCCGAAATGGAAGCCACCAATAAATTAAAAGAGTTTGCAGATGCGTTGGCAAATGGCACTAATAAATATGATGCAATGATTAGCGGCTTAATCGGACAATTTAGAGCGTTAGGTTTATCACTACAAGAATCTATGGCTTTAGCAGGTATGTCCGCTAGATACCAAGCCCAGGCTGATGCCTTTGCAGCTGGTAGAGGTCCTGGTGGTGCAGCGCCATTATCTACAGATCCATACGACATTTTAATTAGACAACTTGCGCCAGAATTAAATAGTCAATACGGATTACCTGCACAAGAGGCTATCTCATTAGCCCACATGTCTGCAAGGTATCAAGCCCAGGCTGATGCAATTACTTTAAGAATAGATGCTTCTGGCGACAAGATGAGCCAAGCAATTGCTGAGAGTATTCAACAAGCGACTAGAAATGGTTATAGCACTTCTGGCGCTGGACAGTTGCCATAATGACAGTACCAGTAATCAATGCAGTAATTAACTTTAGCACTGGCCCTAGTTTTGCTCAGGCAATGATTTTAGATACAGGTATTTTAGACACAAACATATTGGCAGATTCAGCATCTGTAATTGTAGATGTATCCAATCAAGTAAACAGAATAGAAACTAATAGAGGCCGTACTGCACTTAGTGATGAGTTTCAAACAGGTTCGCTTACTTTACGCATAACAGATCAAAATGGTGATTTTAACCCACAAAATGTATCTGGGCCTTATTACAATTTATTAACGCCTATGAAGAAGGTGCAAATTACTGCTACTTATGGATCAGTAACTTATCCTATATTCGCAGGATACATTACAAGTTATGTTACTACTTATCCAGATGACGGAGAAGGCGTAGCAATTACCACCATACAAGCTGTAGATGCCTTTAGGTTAGCTCAATTAGCACAGATAAGTACAGTGGCTGGCACTAGCGCTGGTCAATTATCAGGTGCACGTGTGGATGATATTTTAGATCAGATTTCATGGCCAGTATCTCAACGAGATATTGATCCAGGTCTTACTACATTACAAGCAGATCCAGGCACTAACCGCACAGCATTACAGGCACTATTCACAGTAGCCAATTCTGAATATGGTGCTATTTATGTTGATGCCGATAATAACTTTGTATTCCAAGATAGAGGCGTAACGGCTGGATCTATTGGTGGCACACCAACAGTGTTTGCAGATGATGGATCTGGTATATCTTACTTTGATGCAACCTGGATATTAAATGACGTATTGGTGTTTAATAAGGCTACGATTACTAGAGCTGGTGGTAGCCCACAGGTAGCCCTAAATCAAGCCAGCATAGATAAATACTTTCTTCATAGTTACTTCTTAGATAACCTATTAATGCAATCAGATGCCGTAGCTTTAGATTATGCCCAGGCTTATGTGGCTTCTAGGCAAGAAACCTCTATACGGGTAGATGCCATAGTCTTAGACCTATATACACCTAGTTACAACTCAGGCATAGTAGCAGCCTTAGACCTAGATTTCTTTGATCCAATTACAGTTAAAACTACCCAACCAGGTGGATCGATTTTAGAGAAGACTTTACAGATTTTTGGGGTAAGGATGAATATAACCCCGAATAGTTGGAAAACCACGTTCACGACACTAGAGCCCATCATTGATTCGTTGGTTTTGGATAACCCGATTTATGGTACTTTGGGCTATAATGTCCTAAGTTATTAAGGAGTAGAGATGGCAGCAGGTTTAGGTTTTAAGACGTTTACTACTGGTGAGGTGCTGACCGCAGCCGACACTAATGGTTACCTAATGCAAGGCGTTCTAGTCTTTGCAAGTGCAGCAGCTAGAGATGCAGCAATTACATCTCCACAAGAAGGCCAGTGCTGTTATCTTAAAGACACAGATGCAGTACAAACTTATAGCGGATCTGCATGGGTTGGTTTTGATGATTCTAATGCAATACAAAATTCTATTGTAGATGCTAAGGGCGATATTGTTGCAGCTAGTGGTAATGATACACCTGCAAGATTAGCGGTAGGATCTAACGGCGACACACTTGTCGCGGATAGTGCCGCAACTACTGGACTTCGTTATCAGGAACCCAAGGCTGATAACCCTGTTCTTAACTCTGCATTTCAGGTTTGGCAACGAGGTACTAGCGTTGCTATTAGCGCTTCTTCAGGTGGATATACCGCAGATCGTTGGACCGCAAGTACTGGCGCAAACGGCGCAAGCACTATTTCAAGACAGGTTACAAATGATACAACAAATCTACCTAACATCCAGTATTGTGCGAGAGTTCAAAAAAACTCAGGACAAACTGGAACTGCTGGTTTTGCTTTTTATCAATCTTTTGAAACTATCAATTCAATTCCGTTTGCTGGTAAAACTGTTACTGTTTCCTTTTATGCTAGAAAAGGCGCAAATTATTCTCAAGCCAGTAGCCAATTAACATTTCAGTTATTGTCTGGAACCGGAACAGATCAAAGCATTTTATCAGGATATACAGGTTTAGCAATACCGTTACAATCCAATGTTACTTTAACTACAACTTGGCAAAGATTTAGCGTAACTGGAACTATTGCTACTACTGCTACAGAGTTTGCCGTTGGGTTTGAATATACCCCTGTTGGAACTGCTGGTGCTGCCGATTATTACGAAGTAACAGGCGTTCAGTTAGAAGTCGGTTCAGTAGCAACACCATTTAAGACTTATGCTGGCACAATCCAAGGCGAGTTAGCCGCTTGCCAAAGGTATTACTATCGTTCAACTGCAACTGGTCAAACATACGCTCGATTTGGTATTGGGCCTGCAAGTTCAACGACAAATGGAAACATTTTAATAAATGTTCCATCAACTTTAAGAATAGCAGCAGGAGCATCAATTGACTATTCATCGCTTGGGCTTTACACAAGCGGTTCCCCTATTGCTGTAACTTCTGTAACTTTAGACCAAGCATCTAATAATAATTATGCAGTCAATGCCGTTGTGGCAAGCGGATTAACTCAAGATAGAAGTTATTTATTGTTAGCAAACAATAGTGCAAATGCCTATATTGCAATAAGTGCGGAGTTGTAAAATGGAAAATGTAACTTTTATAGAAGTAGATAGCCTTAATGGTAAAGTAAAACACGCCATTATTGACCGAGGCAATGGGGAATATACTTCTATGCTTAAATCAACTTATGATGAAATGATTGCGGCACAATCCACCCCGATTGTAACTGAGGATGAGTAAACAGCCCTGGCTGTGTGCAGCTGGTAAACAGTTAAGAGATCAGATTGATACCTGGTATCCAGATCGCCGCTCTACCAGTGATGGGTGGATTGGTGATGCTCGTCATTCCGCCACCAAATCGGATCATAATCCAGACGAACGCAGTGGATTCGTTGTCAGAGCCATTGATATTGATTCTCGTTTGGATTCATCCGAGCAGCTCTCGATATATCTGGCTGACCAGATCAGGGTCTGTGCTAAAACCGATAAGCGCATATCTTACGTAATCCATAATGGCTTTATAGCTTCAAGGATTATGGGATTTAAGTGGCGCAGGTATCGTGGCATTAACCCACATAAGAAGCACATACACATTAGCTTTACAAAGTTAGGCGATAAAGATTCTAAGCCGTTCGATATACCACTACTAGGGGGCAAGATATGAAGATAACCAAAAAGCAAAAAGCAATACTAAAATCCTATGCACGTGGGGTATTAGTATCTTTTTTAACATTTTTAGCAAGTAATGAATTAGGTTTAGATCCAGCACTGTCTGTAGTAGTTGCAGCTTTAGCAGGACCGGCAGCTAGGGCTCTAGATAAATCCGATACAGCTTATGGCATCGGTGCAGATGCGAAATGAGTCCAACAGAATGGGCTGGCTTTGGCGCTGGCGTTATGGCCGTGCTATCAGGCGTGCTAATAGGACTACGTTTTTTAGTTAAAGGTTGGCTAAATGAGTTACGCCCTAATGGTGGCTCTAGTATGAAGGATCAATTAACTAGATTAGAACAGCGTGTTGATGATCTATTCCTTATTATGAATAAGCGACAATAGCAACATGGCTACCGCACGCAAGCGTAAGAAGGTTAATAAGCGCAAGGGTAAATACACCCATGAGCAGATTAATACTAAGTTAGATACTTATGCCATATCTTTGCGTGAGTTTTATTTAAGTCTAAGACGTGCAGGATTTCCAGTAGATCAAGCTCTAGGCATGTGCGATAAAAACGTATTCCCAGATTGGCTAACACCATCTAGTCCAGACTTTGATCCAGTTAATCCAGACCATGACCCCTACGAGGATGAGGACTAATTGCGCAAAATCGCTTTTGTGAGTGATCTGCAAGTACCTTTTTTTAATGAGAAATCTGTTAAATCTGTTGGCCGCTTCCTGGCTAAATGGAATCCGCATAGGACTATCTGTATTGGTGATGAGATTGATTTACCACAGCTAGGCGGTTTTAATGCTGGCACTATTGATGAGATGGTCGGCAATATAAACGACGATAGAAAACAAACACAAGAAGTCCTGACATATTTAGGCGTAACAGATGTACTAGGAAGTAATCATGGAATCAGACTTTACCGATCAATTAAAAAGCGACTACCATCATTCCTCAACTTACCCGAAATGCAGTATGAGCGTTTTATGGGATATGACAAACTTGGAATCAAGTTCAGTCCTTTCGGGCTTGACTGGGCGCCAGGCTGGACAGCCGTTCATGGTGACGCTTTCCCTCTTAGCCAAGTACCTGGACAAACGGCCTTAAACGGGGCTAGAAGGCTAGGTAAGAGCGT